ACGGAGTTCTCTAATGAGTCTAAAATATTCTGGCCAGAGGTGACGCGGATCTTTTTCACCTTTTTGATGTCCTGCAACGGAAAACGGCTGACATGGGTACCCTCCACAGATAATGTGGATTCTTCTTCTGTCAGAGATAATTCCATCTGTTTGTAATCTTTCATAACTTAACTCCTTTACGTCGTTATATATTGGCACATTCGGCCAGTGTTTGTTTAATACTTGGCATGGAAACTTCTCGATTTCGCAGAAAGCAACAGTCTCAAAATGTCCTGTGCTGTCTAGTCCTAATGAGAAGCCTCCAATACCACTAAAAAGATCTAATACTCTTAGTTTTTCAATAGTTGTGCTCATATTTCATCCCAAACTCTGCTACAAGCATCTCCAATCCCTATATTAACTGCTCGTGGATCTCCTCTTTTCAAAAGTTCTGATATAACTCTTTGATAGAAGTCGTGTCTGTTTTTTGATTTTTTAGCTACTTCTTCGGCTACTTCCCATACCGCATATTCGGCTTCAATCAGTGCGTCTTTAATTAAGCTCATTTATTCTACTCTCCCTATTAGTTTTTCGTAGTTTTTAGGATCTGAAAGTCCTCTGTGAAATCTAGGTATCAGCCAAGCAATAATCTTGGTCATCCTTTTTATTTTCTTTCTTATTTTTTCTTCGTTTGGTTTACTAGACGCTGGTTTCAATGTAGTTTCTCCTTTCTGCATTTTGGACAACCATAGGCAATTCCTTCTTCGTTCATACCAAGGTGGTTTTTTGGGGTTACAAAGAAAGAGCCATGCTTTTTACAGATGATCTCAACTTCTTCGTCTTCGTCTAAAAATTCTTCCATTCCAAATAAAAGACGCATTAGCTCAAGTACGTTTTTCATGGTTCAAGTCTGTAAGGAACGTCCCCGGTTTCTGGATCTATTTTTTCCTTGAGTGTAATTTCTGTTTCCCATTCTCCGTTATCTCCTAATACAGGAAAAACCTTTACAAGCTCACACAAACTGGATCTATCGTCTTTCTGTAAATAGAAAGTAATTTCGTCAGTTAGTTTTCCTACTTTTGCGAGCTGTTCTGCAAAGTCTTTTAAAGAGAGCTTGGTCTGAGCACCTAGATATTTTCCAGCAAGAAAAGGTTTTTCTAGGTACTTATTGATTATGAAATCTCTATTTTTTCGGTAGTAACAGAAAATATTTTTGAATGGTTTTTGGTTTTGGTGTTGTCTTTCTACAACATTTTCGCTGAACATCATGTTCACGAAAGTTTTAAACTCTTTTTCTAGGAGCATTCAGACCGCTCCCAGTATTCTTTTTGTTGTTCGTTTATTTTACGTATTACAGTATCGGCGATTTTTTTTGCTTCAACCAGACTCAGTTTATGTTCTCTGAATATAGCCATTAATATTGGGAGTTTGTTGATGTCGTCAATAGACATTTTGTTTGGTTCACTCATTTTCTTTACGCTCAAAAACATCTTCGTCCATTACATAGTATTCACCGCTGTCTGCTAGTCTTAAAGCCATGATAAGCGGAAGAGCCACAAACTCTTCGTTTGGAAAAGAAGGCTTCAAAAAATCTTTGGTAAAGTCTTCTGCTTCTTTTTCATCAGCAAACTCTCCGAATATGGTTCCTAGACCTTCTTCATTTACCATTGCCACACAAACCTTTTTGTGTTGACCTCGGTTTTTGTTTTCTTGGCTAGGCAATCTTGATGTTTGGGTTGTCATATTACTTTCTCCAGCATCACGATAGGCACAGTCCAAGTTACTTTTCCAATTGTTTTAATATCCGATCCTTCTTCGTCCTTGATCTTATCAACTGAAATCTGTGCTTTGGTGCGATTGATTTTGATCAGTTCGCCAATCACTGTGTTTTCTTCTTTGTCCTCAAAGCTGACTGCATCACCAATAGAGAGAACATTCTTTTTCTCTCTGATTTGTTCTGCTCTTAGCCATCGCTTTTGAGCATTGAAGGCATCTTTTATTGAGTAGAGATCAGCTATGTTTGTGATCTCTTTTATGTGGTCGCAAGCAAGCGACGCGTTTTCAGAGCTATTCATTTTTCGTTCCTAGTTTTTTAAGTTCATATACCAATTATAGTATCAAAACACTCCCATAAACACAAGCAATTTTCCTGTCAATCCGTATACTACAGTTACTGTGGCGAAAAACGAAAGTGCATTCTGGAAAATGTTGAAAAAGAATCTGAACGAGTTCGTTCTGATTCGTTTGGAGTCGTGGATGAATCAAGGAGTTCCCGATGTATTGGGTGTATCTCCACAAGGAATATACTTTACAGCTGAACTGAAAGTAACAGCAAGTAACCGGGTTTCCTTTTCGCCGCACCAAATCGCCTACCATGTGGAGAGAAAAAATGCCTGTGCTTTTATCTTGGTCCTCCGTCCTTCGAGGAGGTACCCCAAAAAATCCAGCGTATATGTATTTGCCCCGGAACAAATAGAACAATTAATGGACAAAGGTCTTTTGGTCCAAGCTCTTTTAGCCTTCGATCCTGTTGACTGGCCCTTGGTCCAAGAATCTTTGTCCAAGGTCATCACAGACAGGTCGTTGCTTGCTTGTCATTTCTAACAAAGGAGCTGGACGACCCCGGGCACTGATTCAGGGTCGAAAAAGCTAGGTAAATCAAGCACTTGCGTGTCCCAGAGAAGCTGGGGACAGGGAAAAACGCCGAGGGCCTTCGGACAAGCAAGCAACACAGTTAAGCAGAAAGCTAGATAAATCAATGACTTAACTGTGTTGCTTGCTTGTCTTTTCTATCTGGAGAAGGAGGCGGCCCCGGCGTCTGGGGTTCAGGGTCGAAAAAGGTTAGGGAAATCAAGGGTTTGCGGGCAGAGAGAGCTTCCCGGCTGGGAAGCACGGGACAAGCAAGCAGATTAGCTAGGAAGATCAACGACTTAGCTAATCTGCTTGCTTGTCTTTTCTATCTGGGAGGAAGCGAATGCGGCCCCAGCCTGAAGGACAGGGTTACAGGCACACAAAAAAAGGGAAGGCCCCGCAGCCTTCCCCCATAGGAGATTTTTTGTTTTTATTTGAAAGTGGATGATGTGATCAGCGGGCCTTCCTTTTTTAACGTAGCGATTTCACCTACTACGAACGCTGACATTTAGCCCCCACATCACCCACCATTTATGGATAAGCTAAACCTTCTTCATCGAAGAAAGTTGCACCATCAGGCTCAGCGAGTTCTGATGGGTGGATCGCGTCATATTCTCGGAACCAAGAAAGTTCTTGGTCGGTTAACTCTCGTCCATAGCGTTTGAGTATTTCTTCCTTTTCACGAAGAAATTCTTCGTCAGAAAGATTGTGTTCCTTTTCATAACCATCAAACCAAACACCCGCCTCATGCGTGTCATCGCGTTGACAATGTTCTTGGGCTTCTTTAAGCGAAAGCCCTCTCATGACAATTCTGTTTTCTATTGGATCGCCAAAGGTAAAACGAACTATTTTGTATGTAATCATAGATTCATTATAGCAAGAATCCCATAGACAAGCAAGCAACCTAGTACACTAGGTTGCTTGCTTGTCTTTTCTATCTAAAAAGCGGATCGAAGGTCCCAGCGGGATGGCGTAATGTAGCTGTAGGCATAAAAAAAGAGAGCCAACCCTTTCGGGCTGACTCTCCTCGGAGAAAAAGATTCGGCTTTAATTTAGAGTCCTATCTTTGTCAATCGTTCCTGATACTACTTCCCAGTTGCCATCAAAAGATTCTAAGGCATCTTTGATTGCCTCAAGCATAGTTACGACAGTTTCTTGTTCTGCATCGCAATCTTTGGCATTGGTCATTAGAAATGTTACGAAGTGTCGCATCAAGTTGTAAGTTGCCTCACAAATATCTACTTCATTTTTTCCATCTGTTTTCGCAACTTTATTTGCGTAGTAATCAGACATTTTCATAACTGCATCAAACGCAATTTTAACGTGGGCTTGGCTCATGGTAATTCTCCTATGGTTTAAATGAACTCCAAGTATAGCAAAAATCCCATAGACAAGCAAGCAGACCATTGAGCCATCAATGGTCTGCTTGCTTGTCTTTTCTATCTGAAACTCGCCTCCTGCGGCCCCAGACGACTGTGGCTTCGCAGACAAGCAAGCAACACCGCTCGTTGTGATATATGCCATCACAACAATAAAGAGCGGTGTTGCTTGCTTGTCTTTTCTATCTAAAAGCCCCACGGCTGGCCGGGCTCTGGTTCAGGAAGCTGGGGAATAAAAAAAGGGAGAGCGAAGGCCCTCCCTTGTTGGGGGTAAGTGATTTGTTAAAGCTTTAGCAGATTGTAAAGCCACCACATTCCTTGACGAAGTTTTTAAACTCTTCTACGTTCTCCTCGTCAAAAGGATAATGGGTATCCCAATGTGGTTTGGTACCTGTGCCATGACAAGCGTTGCACTCGCCTTGGACAAATTCATCATTACGGACTCCAGATGCATTGCACAAATCGCAATTTTCATCTGGTAAAGCCTCAAGCTGTCTGTCTCTAGCTGCTTTATAATTGGCGACTCTGCCACTTTGCAGTTCGTCCACCAATCTCTTGGCTATGATTAGACATTTTTCCTGATCTATCAAATGACCATTGTTGTTGTGTCCGTGTTCAATGTCATCTTCAGTAAGTATGTCATCACAAAGCTCGGTAACGTAGTTCCAAAGCGGACGCCACCACCAAACATTGTTTCTGAAATACCCACCCGGATTTTTGTCTTGCCACTCTCTAAGATCAGAGAAGTATTGACTCATTTCATCTGAGCTGTAGTCCTCTGTTTCAGGTCGTTGTGGTTTGGGTGTGTGAATTTTAGGATTCTCTCCGTAAACGTCCATGCCCATGATTATTCTCCTATGGTTATTAAATTTTGATACCCTACTATTATGACAGATCTCCCATATTATTCAAGAAGTTTTGGACAAGCAAGCGCCCAGAATTTTCTTTCCGAGCGCTTAAAACCTCTTCAATAATTCTGGGCGCTTGCTTGTCTTTTCTATCTGAAACGGAGCGCCAGCGGCCCCCGGCGTCTGGGACAGAGGGATAAAAAAAGGGACGTACCGAAGTACGTCCCCATGCTGAAGCTGTTAGATCTTCAGCGTTGCCCATAGGAGGCAAATTAGTGTTGCTCATCCCGTTATTATGCCACAGCTCCCATAGACAAGCAAGCAGATCGTTCATGGTCTGCTTGCTTGTCTTTTCTGTCTGAAAGGCCCTGCTTCCCCATTCGCAGCGGTCGTCAAAGTCAACATCAAGTGATATGGGAGGGATATAAATATATTTGACATATGATGCATACTAGTATAGTCTTATAGATACATTATAAATAACCATAGGAGGACATAATTATGCCAAATAATGTAACCACACCAACTGTACCAATCATGGCAGTATCAGCCAACGTTGACGATGATGACGCTAGACTGATAATGACGTTGATGCAACTGTTGGCAAACAAAAAACAAGGTGATATTACTGTTGAAGAACAACATGTGTTGGACACAGTTCGACAAGCAATATCTCATGTTTACACGGGTGAGGAAATGCTCACCGATCAAGGACGATTGCCCTTTGGCAATTGAATACAATGGGGGATACTTCGGTATCCCCCCTTTATTTGAGGAAATCAAATGAAAATTAAAATAGAAAAAAACGTTCCGCTTCCTAAACATAATCCATGGTCTTTTAGACAAGACGGAGAACCCTCTCCGTGGTCTGACGGTATTCTTAATGCAATGGATGTAGGTGACTCATTCGTGTTAGAGAGTGTTGGTATAGCAGAGTGTCATAACATCGAGCTTGACAGAAAAATCAGAGCATTGAGAAGTTTTGTCCATGCTCAGAAAAGATTTAAAGGATCTATTATGAGAATATCCCAAAGGAAGATGCTTTTAAAGGATGGACGAGTTGCCTATAGGATATGGAGGGTAGAGTAATGTTTGATCCAATTATGCTTTATTCTTATCTTGCACTCTTTTGTGTCATTGCGTTGGGATTCACCATCTATATCTTTTGGAGGATGGACTAACGCACCTCCGAGAAAGGACAACGCAAGTTGTCCTTTCTTTTAGAGGAAAACGAAATGCCTTTACATTTACCACAACACACAAAAGACCAACTGTTCTTTGACCATGACATGAGAACCGATACTATCGATTGGGAGTATCGGTTTCGATCTGTTCTATTACCTAGTTATTGGAAGATTACTAGTAGAGGAGTTGCAATATACAGAGCCAACAAAGGTATGCAAAAACGACGCTTTGGTAAATCCTTTACTTCACTAAACTTTTAACTTTTCCTAGACAAGCAAGCAAACCAATGACACATCATTGGTTTGCTTGCTTGTCTTTCCTCTCTGAAACTACCCTACTCTTTCTATAACTTTCCATCTTGGCTCTCCGCCTCGCTAAACTTTTCCTAGACAAGCAAGCAGATCAATGACATATAGTTGTTCCTAGATCCTTTTAGTAAATAGATTATTACTAGGAACAACTCATTGATCTGCTTGCTTGTCTTTTCTGTCTGAGACTACTCTACTCTTTCTATAACTTTCCATCTTGGCTCTGCGCTCCGCCCACAAGCAACACATAAGGGGGGGTTGGGCTACTTATTGGCTGACCTATTTCCTTTTCACTTGAATAAGAGGCCCAACCCCCCCTTATGTGTTGCTTGTATATTTTGTCTAAAGAGAAAGAAACAGACGAGCACAGAATATCCAGAAACTTTGACAAACCGATACCCCCCTTGCACAATAAAAAAGGTTAGGAGTCCCTTGTCCGTGGAAAAATTATATATATGAAAAAATCCAAGGTCTGTGTAACTTGTCTAAGGGAGCTTCCCTTGAAAGAGTTCAGATCTACACGGAATGTTTGCAAGGAATGCAGATCCGCTCAGATAATTGACAACAAAAGTTCTTCTCCTTACCTCTATATAAAAGGATTGTTTCGCAGCTTAAAATATTCAAGAAAAGAATTTGATTGGGAAATAACTTGTGAGTATGTGGAAACGCTTTGGGACAAACAAGAAGGCAAATGTGCGTTATCCGGGGTGTTTTTAACATGGCAAGCAGGAGAAGGAAGACAGGACTTTAATGTCAGTATTGATAGGAAAGACCCAAACAAAGGGTATATAATTGGTAATATACAATTGGTGTCACAGCGGGTAAATGTAATGAAACACACCTTGGGAGACAGTGAATTCTATTGGTGGTGTAAAAACATCACGCATAATAAGGAGTTGTGTAAATGACGAATAGTGCTTACGATATCAATCTGGAGCGTTTAGCCGAGCAATACCCTGATGCTACAAAAGAATTATATGAATTAACAGAGGCTTTGAGTGCAAAACAGCTCCAGAGAAAAGGAAAAGAGAGCTTTTTACACTATATAAAGCACATATGGCCCGACTTTATTGAAGGTCGCCATCACCAGATATTTGCAGAAAAGCTCGAAAGAGTGGCTACTGGAGACCTAAAAAGGCTCATTGTCAACATGCCACCGAGACATACTAAAAGTGAATTTGCTTCAGTCTTCTTTCCTTCATGGATTCTTGGCAATAACCCCAAATTAAAAGTAATACAAGTTACCCATACAGCCGAACTTGCTTTTCGCTTTGGTCGTAAGGTCAGAGATATTATTGATTCTCCCGAATACCAGCTGGTATTTCCCGGATCAAAACTAAAAGCAGACAGTAAATCAGCAGGGCGATGGGAAACCAATGCCGGAGGAGAAGCTTTCTATACTGGTATTGGCGGTGCAGTCACTGGTCGGGGAGCCGATCTCCTTGTACTTGACGATATTCACTCAGAGCAAGACGCTTTGAGTCCCACGGCCTTGGACAATGCATGGGATTACTACAGCTCTGGACCACGGCAAAGACTACAGCCGGGAGGAGCCATTGTCGTAGTGATGACCCGATGGTCGACCAAGGACTTAACAGGAAGACTGTTAGCAAAACAAGTGGAAGAACACGCAGACAAATGGGAAATAGTCGAATTTCCAGCTATTTTCCCAGACAGTGGAAATGCCCTGTGGCCCGAATACTGGAGCGTAGCTGAACTGCAAGGCGTAAAAGCTTCGTTGCCTGTAGCAAAATGGTCTGCGCAATGGATGCAGGCTCCGACTTCGGAAGAAGGCGCTATTTTAAAAAGGGAATGGTGGCAAACTTGGAAAAAGGAAGAAGTGCCAAAAATG